ACACCTGACACCAAGTTTGACCCTAATGGGGTTTACACTTGTAAATTACACGTGTCTGAAGATGACTTCAACGCATTTTCAAGTAAGGTAAGTAATATCGTCAATAAAGCATACGATGATGAATGTCGTATCAGAGGTAAGAAACTTAAGGTTTCTGACAAGCCTCCTCTTCGGATAACACCTGAAGGTGATTACGAAATATATGCAAAGCAAGTTGCTAAAAGAGATACACGAAAAGGTGTTATCGAATTTAGTGTTCCTGCTTTTGACTCCAAAGGAGGAAAGATAGAGCCCACCCCTGCAATAGGTAGTGGTTCAGAACTCAAACTAAGTTGTGAAGTTTATACTTGGTACAGCGATATGCAAGGATACGGATATACCTTGCGTTTGAAAGCTGTCCAAATTCTAGACTTAGTTGAATATCAAAATGGTAGTGCTGCAGCCTACGGATTTGACTCAGAAGAAGAAGGATATGTGATTGATGGCGAGTCGTTGGATACAGCATTCGAAAAAGAAGAAGCACCCTTCTAATGTATACAGAAGTCGCTTCGAAGCTCAAGTCGCTCTTGCCCTTTCGAGGGCAGGGGCAACCTTCGAGTATGAAACGCTCCGACTTAATTACACAAAGGAAGCAACCTACACTCCTGATTTTATATTACCGAATGGTGTCATTGTTGAGTGTAAAGGTTATTGGCTTCCTGCCGACCGAACCAAGCACCTTAGGGTGCGTAAAGATAACCCTGATAGAGACATAAGATTTTGCTTTCAGAACCCATACAACACACTCAGCAAAAAGAGTCAAACCACATACATGGAGTGGTGCGAAAAGCACGACTTCCTATGGTGCGACAAGATAATACCAATAGAATGGACACATTAGAATCACATATTACACACCAACCCTGCCCTACCTGCGACTCAAGCGATGCACTTACAATTAACAAAGATGGCTCAACCAAATGTTTTAGTTGTGGAGACTTCACACCTGCCAAAGGTAATGTAGTAAAATCTGCATCAGCTAATGGTTTTATAAAAGGTAAGGTAGTTCCTATACCAACACGAGGTATCCACGAAGATACCTGTAAACGATACAATTACGAGATAGGGCAGATAAATGGTAAACCTTGTCATGTAGCTAATTACTATGACCTAAATAAGAATTTAGTATTTCAGAAGTATCGCTTCGAGAACAAAGACTTTAGTGCAAAAGGTACACCCAACTTTTTCATGGGGCAACATCTATTTCCTAACGGAGGTAAGATGGTGTGTATAACTGAGGGAGAGATTGATTGTTTAACAATGTCACAAGTTCAAGGCAACAAATGGGCTTGTGTCTCTCTCCCATCAGGTGCTCAATCAGCAAAGACAATATTTAAACGTCAGCTAGAATGGCTTAATCAATTTGATTCAGTAATTCTTATGTTTGACGAGGATGAGGTAGGACGACAAGCAGTACAAGAAGTTTGTCATATACTTCCTGCAGGTAAAGCTAAGATTGCTCGACTACCACTCAAGGATGCTAATGAAATGTTACTAGCATCTAGGGGCGATGAATTACTCAGAGCATTTTGGGAAGCTAAACCTTGGAAGCCTGATGACATCATTGATGGTGCTGAATTATATGAGCGTCTTACTACTCCTAAAAACTTTGAATCTATTCCTTATCCTTTCTTAGGATTGAATGAACTAACCCACGGCATTCGTAAGGGAGAGATTGTAACTTTCTGTGCAGGTTCAGGCATAGGTAAAAGTCATGTGTGTAAAGTAATAGCTCACCACATCTTAAAGACCACAGATTCTCGTATGGGTTACATAGCTCTTGAAGAGTCTATGGAGAGAACTGCAAACGGTATTATTGGTCTTGAGATGGGTGAGCTGTTACATATTAACCCACCTACAGATACACCTCAATACAAGGATGCTTTTGATAATACTGTTGGTAGTGGACGTATGTTCTTGTACGACCATTGGGGTTCACTCGACAGCGATAATTTAATCGGTCATCTTCGTTACATGGCGAAAGCTATGGATGTCACTCATATCGTTTTAGACCACTTGAGTATCGTGGTCTCAGGTATGGGTGACGGAGATGAGCGTAGATTGATTGACAATACAATGACTAAGCTACGTGCGTTAGTTGAAGAGACCAAGCTAGGTCTTATACTTGTCAGTCACTTGAAACGACCTGAGGGTAAAGGTCACGAAGAAGGAGCTACTACCTCACTTGCTCAACTTCGTGGTTCAGCAGGTATCGCTCAATTATCTGATATGGTTATTGGACTAGAACGTAACCAACAAGATACTGATAACAAACACCGAACCTGTCTTCGAGTATTGAAGAACAGATTTAGTGGAGACACAGGGATTGCCTGTAACTTAATCTACGACTCTAACACAGGTCTTATGACAGAGGAAACATATGTACCTGATGGAGAGAACCCATTCTAAAATGAAATATTGTTCAAACTTCAAATACGACCTCGAAGTCGGTCAAGTAGCAGAAAAGGAGATAGGTGAAATGCTCTCTAAGAAAAAAATAGAAATCAAAAAAGATTTGCTTGCCAAGAAGACAGGAAATGTATTTGTTGAATATATGTCACGAGGAAAACCTAGTGGCATCGCCAAATCAGAAGCTGATTACTTTTGTTTTGTCGTTGAAAATCTAATCATATTTTATCCAACACCATTACTGAAAGAAATGATTGAACCCCTTAAGGGAACAAGAGCTGATGTCAGAGGTGGGGACAACAACACATCAAAGGGAATAATACTCCCACTCACACGACTAATACCTACACAAAATGAATAACATATTATACTTTGACATAGAGACTAATGGTCTTACTGACTTTTCTCGATTGTCAGATGTCGAGTGTATACATAGTTTAGTTATCATAGATGGTGACGACAATGTATATAAATACCGACAATCAAATATTAAAGAAGCGTTATACCTTCTTGAAAAAGCCTACGCTATTGTAGGACATAACTCGATAGGATTTGATTATCCTGTTCTTAATAAACTATATGGCTTCAAACACGGACGAGTATATGACACTCTTGTTATGGCTCGTTGTATCTACCCTGATTTATACCAAGCCACATTCGCCAACCAACCTACTGATGTTAAATCCCATAGCTTGAAGGCTTGGGGACAAAGACTTGGAGTTCACAAAGATAGCCACGGAGAGACTGAAGATTGGTCTCAATGGTCTCCTGAACTTGAAGCCTACTGTGTGCAAGACGTAGTAGTAACTAAGAAACTCTATGAGTTCTTAATGAAACGTGAACCATCTCAGCAGATGCTAGACCTAGAACATAGGTTTGCTCGTGAGATGCGTAGACAAGAATATAATGGATTTACATTTGATGTAGATAAGGCAGAGAAACTTGTAGCTGACTTAATGATAACAAGACAGAAGCTACACCAAGAGTTTCAAGAGATGTTTCCACCTAAGATAGAAACACTCAAGAGTCATTGGTACACAAATGGTATGGGAGATAAATTCCCTACTAAGAAATCTATGCTTGAAGTGGGGTATACACCTAGTCAGATATTTAAAGGTGAGCTAAAACAAAAAGAGATACCATTTAATCCTAATAGTCGTGACCAAATCTGCGAACACTTAATGAAGCGTGGTTGGAAACCAAAAGCATATGAAGGTAAACGCCCATCAATCAATGAAGGAGTACTTAAAGAAATAGGTACACCTGAAGCATTAAAGTTATGTGAGTATTTATTACTCACTAAACGCTTAGGTCAGATTGCAGAAGGTAATCAGGCTTGGCTCAAGTTAGAGAAAGATGGAGTTATACACGGCAGGGTAAATACTAATGGTACAGTATCAGGTCGTTGTTCTCACAACAATCCTAATGTAGCACAAGTACCTGCAGTACGTGCCCCTTATGGTAAAGAATGTCGTTCATTATTTAAAGCCCCTGCAGGTAAAGTATTAGTAGGTTGTGATGCATCAGGTTTAGAACTTCGATGCCTTGCTCATTACTTATCTACTTGGGACAATGGTGACTATGGTCGTAAGATTGTAGAAGATGATATTCATACAG